AATCCCATCCAAGCTCTGCAGAATATCGCCGTAATAAACGGCAAGCCAGCCATCTACGGCGACGCACTGCTCGCCCTGGTTCAGAACCACCCTGCATTCGGCGGCCTGGAAGAACAATTCGACGAATCCAGTATGACCGCACACTGCACCGTATGGCGCAAGCACGGCACAAAGCACACCCAGACGTTCAGCCGGACCGATGCGCAAATGGCGAACTTGTGGGACAAGTCCGGTCCCTGGAAGCAGTACCCCAAAAGAATGCTGATGTGGCGCGCCAGAGGCTTCGCTCTGCGCAACCAGTTCGCCGATGCCCTGGCCGGCTTGATCACCCGTGAGGAAGCCGAGGACATGCCGACCGAGCGCGACATTACGCCGCGTCCGGCTGAGCCGGAAGATCGCCCGGTGCTTGAGCATTACCCCGCCGAAGCATTCAAAGCAAATCTGCCTAAATGGCAGAAATTGATCGAATCCGGAAAGAAGACTCCGGACCAGATAATCAAGATGGTCAGCAGCAAGGCTGTGCTGACCGAAGATCAGAAACAGCAAATCATGGAGGCAGAGGCATGAAGATTATCGGCGTACAGCAGGGATCAGACGAGTGGCACGCCATCCGCGCCAGTCACTTCACCGCCAGCGAAGCGCCGGCCATGATGGGTGTGTCTAAGTACCAGACCCGCACCGATCTGCTGAAGCTCAAGCACACCGGCATCGCGCCGGAGGTATCGCCAGCGCAGCAGCGCATCTTCGACCAGGGACATGCCGCCGAAGCCGCTGCGCGACCAATTGCTGAGAGAATCATGGGTGAAGACCTGTACCCCGCAACAGCGGAATCCGACGAACACCCGCAGCTGCTGGCATCGTTCGACGGCATCACTATGCTAGACGAGCCCTGGGAAAATAAGCTCTACAACCAAGGCTTGGCCGATCAGATCAATGCCCGCGAACTGGATCCGCATTATTACTGGCAGCTTGAGCAGCAGCTTCTGGTATCCGGCGCCGAACGCTGCCTGTTTATGTGCTCAGATGGAACCGAAGAAAACACGGCCAGTATGTGGTACTGGCCGGTACCTGGCCGCGTTGAGCAACTACTGGCCGGCTGGAAGCAGTTCGAGGCCGACCTGGACGCCTACGAGCACAAGGAGACCAAACCGGAAGCCAAAGCGGCGCCGGTACTGGATCTTCCCAGCGTATCGGTGCAGGTATCCGGTGAACTGGCGATCAAGGACAATTTCAGCGTCTTTGAGACCGCCCTGCGCGACTTCGTTGAAAACAGGCTTATCACTATGCCGCAGACAGACCAAGATTTCGCCGATCTCGAAAGTCAGATAAAGACCCTCAAGAAGGCTGAGTCTGCCCTGGATGCCGCCGAAGCCCAGCTGCTGAGTCAGGTATCCACTGTAGATCAGCTCAAGCGGACAAAAGATCTGCTGCACAAGTTGGCCCGGGATAACCGCCTGCGCGCCGAGAAACTGGTTAAATCGGAGAAGGAAGCCCGCAAGGTTGAGATCCTGCAGGCCGCCAAGAGGGCACTGTCAGCGCACATCGACAGAACAAACGCCAGCCTGAAACAGGTCACAATGCCAGCCCAGAATGCCGATTTTGTAGGCGCAATGAAAGGCAAGCGCACCATCAGCAGCCTGCAGTCGGCAGCTGACGACGAACTGGCGCGGGTATCGATACAAGTCAATCGCCTGGCCAATGAGGCTGATTTCAATCTGGATACGCTGGATGAGATGGCTGCAAATCATCGGTTTCTGTTCAGCGATCTGCAGAATATCGTCTGGAAGCAGAACGACGATTTTACCGCACTGGTGAAAACCCGCATCGCCGACCACGAGCAAGCCGAGGCCGAACGCCGAGAACGCGAAGAAGCACAACTGCGCGAACGTCTTGAACGAGAACAGGCCGCTAAGCACCAGGCCGAACTGGAGGCGCAGCGCCAAGCCATCGAGGCGCAGGTAGCCATCCAGGACAAGGCAGAACCGGTAACAGAGCCTGCGCCGCACTTCATCCAGCCGACCAGGACGAAGGTGGATGGCCGCCGTGACCAGGTGGCTAGCCTATTGCCGCCGACCCAGGGCATCGCCTGCCGAACGAACGAGGAAAACCTGATCCCGGACGATCAGCGCGAGCACGCCCCGATGTCGCAGCGCCGTTTTGAGCCAAGGCCCGGCGATGAGATGATCACCATCACCAACCGCGAATACGATGAGTTGATGACCGAGTCGCGCATGCTGGCGGCACTGATGGCGCAGGGTGTTGACCAGTGGGGCGGATACGACCGGGCCCGCGAAGAACTGGGACTGTGAGCGAAGCAATCCACAGATAGGCGGATATTACGTGCTGTACGAAGATGGCTACGAGAGCTTCAGCCCAGCCGACGCCTTCGAATCCGGCTACAGCCTCATCTGACATAGCTACAGGTAGAAACGCATGAACACACTAGCACTGAACGGCGGCGAAACCCTGTCCATGGCCGAGCGCGCCCATCGGCTTGAATTGTTTGAGGTCGCTGAGGCACAGCGCCTGCAGGCAGTGGCAGAGATTGAGGTTGAGCATCTGCGCGCGCGGATGAGTTACATGGAGCGCCGTTCCGGAGAGGATGGCGTACAGCAGGTGATCGAGATCCTGCAGAGCTACCAGCAGCAGCAGGATAAACTGACGCAGGCCGAGCACCAGCGCGACCTGTTCGATCGCGAGAACAACGAACTGCACGCCCGGGTGGTTGAGCTCACCGGTGCCGGGGAAAAGTTGCACGAGCAGGTCATCCACTACAAAGACCAGTGCGATAAACTTCTGGTCAAGCACAACATCGAAGTGCAGAAAGCCCAGGCAGAAATCGACCGGCAGGGCAGGCAGATCGCTATCTATGCCCAGGAGGTTAAAGATCTGCGCGCCCTCAATCCCCAGCGCCTGCAGAAGCAAGTGAAGGAGCTGCAGAAAAAGAACAAGGACCTGAGCGAGGGCAACCAGGCGCTGAGAAAGCTGGCCAACGAAAACCAGAAGATCCGCAAGGAGCACGAAGAGCGCGGGCGGGTCATTATCAAGTTGCATGACGACAACCGCCGTTTAGACGCCGCCCTCATGGAAGCCTGCGACCAGCTCAACAACGAATCAAAAGTGCAGCCGATTGAGGAGCACGGCGATTGGGCCATCTACGCCCACAACGACGGCACCGAGGCCCTGATCATACATCACGGCCCGACCGACAGCAGTCGCGTCTACTGGGCTGGCGAGGGTTGCCGAAAGTCCCCGGCCATACCGCCAAAGCTCAAGGCCAGGGCTGAGGCAATGATCGAAAATTACCGCACCACCAAGGCCGGCATGATCGACTATGCCGGCGGCGAGACAATTACATGCAGCGAGGAGGCCACCGATGCCGAATGAAACGAAGGCTGAAAAATTCACGGCCGCATTCATAGAGTTGGTCAAGGAAGATCGTGAAATTGCCTTGCAGTTGGTAACCGGCATGTTCGTCACTTGCGCCACCAGGTACATTGATGCACGGGGCTGTGACTCAGACAAGACCATAAATATCGAAGCTAACGATTACCGCCGGGCAATCACAATACACGCCGCCGATGATAAGGAGACCACCGATGCCGAATGAAATCATCGACAGACTCCGCGCAGAGTCCAACACCGAAGATAATCATATGCGCCTCCTACTGCGCGAGGCGGCCAATACTCTGGAACAGATGAATGCGAAGAATGCCAGGCTGAGAGAGAGAGAGTCAAACGCTCTGGGCGTAAGAACGAAAGACTCGTGGGCACCATCGATAATCTGCGGCTAAAGCAGTTTACCCGATTCGCCGAGGACGATTGCTGGATCTGGCAGGGCGACGGCAGCGATAGCCTTGAAACGCTGGTATGCCCGGTAGTTATATCCGCCTCTGACCTGAAAGCAATCATCGACCAAAACAACCAATTACTAACCAGCCAGAAATTAGTAGCAAGTTAGTAATTGGCGATAGCAATAACGATCCGACAACAAGCCAATAAAGGAAACATCTATGTGCATGATTGACGAAATGAACAACAGGATCAAGGATCTGGAGCAGATGATCAGAGAAAAGGATATAGCTCTAATGGGACTGCAGGCCAAAAATCAAGGACTGCAAGCCAGACTGTCTGTCTCTGAGCGCGAGCATATCACCACCCACGCCACTCATGCCGCGCGGTGTCAGCTGATCCAGGAACTTGCAGAAGCCTATGATTCTGATAACCAGGTAACCATCGAGCAGGTCGTCGACAGGCTATCGGGTGAGCCGAGAAAAGGAGGCAGGCAATGCTGACTGACCAATCAATTGACCACTGCATATCGGTGGGCCACGACAAGCAGGGCATGACAAAATGCCAGGACTGCCCTGATGCCATCCGCACCGCCTGCCATGGGTGCCTTGGAGGCAGCGCCGAGGCGCTACGGAAGTGGCACAATGGGGTCAACCAGGCGGTTCAGGCGCATTACTCCAGCGACCAGCTGCAGCAGGAGTTTGCAGCGGTTCAGGATCAACAGTCTTGAAGCGTTTCGGCGATCTGGTCGTCATCGGCTTTATCATCAGCCTGATCGCCGGTATGGCCTCCGGAATTCCTGGCATGGCCTGGCTGCAGTGGGTTGCTGTAATCGGCATTCTGCCGTTTATGGTGGTGG